TCAAAGGTATCGTAGTGGTACACTAACTTACACCGTAGATCCAATCAACGAAGTTGTATGCTACAGAGACAGTTATACACAGGTATTTAATACTAGTATAACATTACTCATGGATTATCGAATAATAGAAGGTTATATGAAAAAACCATACCTTGTTGTAAGATCAACAGCTCCAAATCTTGGAGCGGCTATAATTACTTTTGATGTCAAATCACAAGATTATAAACAATTGGTTGATGCTACAGTTATCAACCCAGTTTTAACTTTAAACTACAGTTAATAGTTCACATGTGGAATTTACAACCCGAAGAGCGTCTTCGTGAGTGGCGCTCTTTTAGATTATCAATCGGAGAGCAGGACTTACCTATTGCTCTAGAGAAAACAGCTCATCTATGGAGTTATGCTCCTTATGTAACACACTACTTAGCTCCAGATCTAGTTCAAGAATGGCCAGACCCCTGGAATCTAATTAACGATAATTACTACTGCGATCTTGCAAAAAGTTTGGGAATGTTTTATACTCTGTATCTGTGTGAGCATTTTAATAAAACTATAGATAACTTAGAGCTACGTATTTACCGTACATCAACGGATGTATTTAATACGGTATGGGTTAATCAAGGAAAATATATACTTAATTTGGAGTTTGACTCTGTAGTAAATAAAACTTCAGTCGATGAAAATTATACATTGAAACACAAGTACACAGTCGAGGATTTGAATCTCGACCTATATTAGAATAATAAAGGAATCAAACTAATGTCCCAAATTAATGTCATTAAACGCAGTGGTGAACGTGTTCCACTGGACATTTCGAAGATACAGAGACAGGTAGCACATGCATGTAGGGGTATCGATTTGGTTAGCCCTAGTATGATTGAAATTAAAGCACAGTTAGAATTTCATGATGGTATGACTACTCGTACCATTGATGCACTATTGTTACAGGCCATGGTTGGCCTTGTAGATGAAACTGAAAACCCCGAAATCAATAATGTTAACTATCAATATGTTGCAGGACGTCAGCGCCTGAGTATGTTAAGAAAAGAAGTTTTTGGCCAATACGATCCTCCCAAACTTTACGAGATTGTAAAGAAGAACGTAGATGCCGGAATGTATACCCCGGAATTGCTGGAGTGGTATACCCAAGATGAATGGAATATTATTGATTTGTTTATCGATCATCACAAAGATGAAAACTATACATACGCAGCTATTGCTCAATTAGCTGAAAAATATCTAGTACAGAATCGTGCTACAGGGCAAGTATACGAAACTCCACAGGTTCGATATGCTGTGGCTGCTGCCACAGCCTTTCACAATGAACCCAAGGATCAAAGGCTTAAATTAGTAAAGGAATATTATGAGTGCGCTTCAGATGGGCATTTCACTCTTGCCACTCCTGTGCTCGCTGGTTTGGGGACTACAACTAAACAATTCAGTTCTTGTGTTCTTATCAGCAGCGATGATACTCTTGATAGTATATTTGCAGCTGGCGAAATGATGGCCAAATATGCGTCAAAACGAGCCGGAATTGGCTTGGAAATTGGCCGTATTCGACCCTTAGGTGCACCAATTCGCAACGGTGAGATCAAACACACGGGTCTAGTACCCTTTATGAAGAAATGGTTTAGTGATCTGCGTAGTTGCAGTCAAGGTGGTATTAGGAACGCCAGTTGTACAGTGACTTTTCCTATCTGGCACGCACAGTTCGAAGACCTTATTGTACTAAAGAATAACCAAGGCACAGAAGAAACTCGTGTTAGGCAAATGGATTATAGCGTAGTAGTTTCGGCTATGTTCTGGCGCAGGTTTAAGAACGGTGAAAACATTACCTTATTTGACCCACACGAAGTGCCCGACCTATACGAAGCATTTTATAGGGACACAGCAGAGTTTGAACGACTATATGTAAAGTATGAGCAAGATAAGACGAAAAAGAAAAAAGTATTACCAGCGGATGAGATATTCAAAAATGGTATTCTTAAAGAACGAACTGACACAGGTCGAATTTATCTGGTCAACATCGACAATGTCATCGCGCAGGGTCCCTTTGATACCAGACTGGATCCAATCTACCAATCCAATCTTTGCCAAGAGATTCTACTTCCGACACGCCCTTTCCAAAGAATTGAGGATGCTGAGGGACGAATCGCTCTGTGCACTCTTGGCAGCATAAACTGGGGCAGTTTCCGTAATCCGCAAGAAATGCGTAAGTGCTGTAGAATTTTAGTACGCAGTCTCAGCAACTTGCTAAACTATCAAGACTTCCTGAGTATACAAAGTCGTTTGGCCAACCAAGACTTTGAACCACTCGGGGTTGGCATCACTAATCTTGCCTATTGGCACGCCCGCAAGGGACTCAAATACGGCGAACCAACGGCATTGGCAGAAGTCCGGCGTTGGATGGAACATCAGGCCTATTATCTAACCGAAATGAGTGTGGAATTGGCCGAGCAGCGCGGTGCTTGCAGTAAGTCGGCACAGACCTACTATGGCCGAGGAATATTCCCTTGGGAACGTCGAGCCCAGGCAGTCAATGAGCTGGCAGATTTCACGCCCAGTCTTGACTGGGAACCATTACGTGCTAGATTACTGAAATCAGGCATACGCAATGCCGCCCTAATGGCTGTGGCACCTGTAGAGTCTAGTTCGGTAGTATTGAATTCAACTAACGGCATCGAAATGCCCATGGAGTTAATATCAGTTAAAGAATCAAAAGCAGGGTCTTTCGTTCAGGTCGTGCCCGAATATCGTAGACTAAAAAATCGTTATCAGCTTATGTGGGAACAGCGGGATTGTGTCGAATATCTCAAAACAGCAGCAGTAATTGCAGCCTATGTTGATCAAAGTATAAGTACAAATACATTTTATAATCCAGCTTACTTTAAAGACAATAAAATTCCTGCTACGCTTATAGCTAAGAATTTGATTCTAGCTTATAAATGGGGTATCAAAACCATATACTACAGTTTAATAAATAAAATCGGTGCTAAATCTGGCACAGGAGATGCCAGTATCAACAATCCGGTTACATTCAACTTATCAACTTCTCTAATAGATCTAGAGCAAGAAAATTGCGAGGCATGTAAATTATGATAGAAAATCAATTAACTAATAGAGAAAAGATTATCGGTCTTTTATACAGTTACGGAATAACCAAAATTCCCGAAATAGAAAAAGAAGCAGAAGGATTTTTACTAACAGCACTGCAAAAAGAAAAAGCCACCGTTTATGTTGACAATGACGGCGGTATAAATGTAGAGTATGACGAATAATGAGCCAGAAACAATATAATCTAAGACAAGAGACAAATTATCTGCAACGTTTTATGTTTTTGGACCCCTGTGGTCCAGTTACCGTTCAACGATTTGAAGAAGTCAAATATCCGCGCATTCAAAAGTTCGAGGAAACTGCTCGCGGCTTTTTTTGGGTTCCAGAAGAAATTACATTGACCAAAGACAAGATTGATTTTAAAGAAGCCACAGAAGCAGTCCGGCACATCTTTACCAGTAATTTGTTACGTCAAACTGCATTAGATAGTATACAGGGTCGTGCACCGGCACAGATATTCACACCTGTGATCAGCGTTCCTGAACTAGAAGCCTTGGTCAACAACTGGAGTTTTTTCGAAACCAATATACACAGTAAAAGTTATAGTCACATAATACGCAATGTCTACGGAATACCCAAGGAAGAATTTAATAAAATTCATAATACCCAAGAAATCATAGATATGGCCAGCAGCATAGGCCGATATTATGATAGATTACACGAAGTTAATTGTCTTAAAGAACTGGGCAAACCTGATGTCAATGAAGAAATACATATAAGGGCCATATGGATGGCTCTAAATGCCAGCTATGCACTGGAAGCCTTACGCTTTATGGTTAGTTTTGCCACAAGCCTGGCCATGGTGGAAAATCGTATTTTTATCGGCAACGGCAATATTATCAGTCTTATTCTGCAAGACGAACTGTTACATGCAGAATGGACAGCTTGGATTATCAACCAAGTCATCAAAGAAGACTCTAGATTTGCTCGAGCACGACAAGAATGCGAGCAGGAAGTCTATGCCATGTACATGGATGTCATACGCGAAGAAAAAATCTGGGCTGATTATTTGTTTAGGAAAGGTGTGGTAATTGGGCTAAACAGTCAAATCTTGAAAGATTTTGTTGACTACACTGCCTTTGTTAGGCTAAAAGAAATAGGTATAAAATATTTAGAAGAGCATCCAAGGTCATCCCCTATTCCTTGGTTTAACAAACACGTTAACATAAATAAAAAACAAACGGCCTTGCAGGAATCTGAAAGCACAAATTATATAATAGGTGTAATGTCAGAGACTGTAGATCGTGTCGAACTGCCCGACATTTAAGGAGAAATTATGGCAAAGATTGATGAAGAAAGACTTCTTCTTCGTTTTAGTACCATTGTTCGTGACGAAGCGAATGTAGCTAATTACACCATGGTCACCGAAACTATAAGAAGCACAGTTGAATCTACTGCACAATCATTAATCAATGATGCAGTGTCCGCATCCGGACTTAGCGTACAGGTGCTGGTAGAAGCTTCAATTACCGCTGGTAATGTATAACAATGGCCATAGTCAATGAATTTATGTTGCTAAGGTTAAGTCGTCTGGCACGTGATCAGGACGATGTCAGTGGAAGTCAAATGACATCTCTGATAAACCTAGAAGAATTTTCCACCCTAATTCAAAACTACACAAATTTCGAACTACTTCCAGAATCTGAAATTAGTATAGAAATCACAGCCTTGCCCTAGGAAATACAAATGCCTCAAATACACGAAGAAATTGTTTTGGTTAAATTTTGTAAATTAACCAAGAACGAAAGTTCTCCTCCAACTCTGGTCACTGGGGATATTTTAGATGCTCTATCGAGCGTGGCCGAAGAACTTGCCAATGATAGTAGTATCGTAGTCGAGGTGGAGAAAGCCTGATGTTGACTGTTTATAGCAAAGACAATTGCCCATTTTGTGATAAAACCAAATATCTATTAGAACTCAAAGGCATTGCCTATCAAGAAATTTCCATTGATCAAGATACAGCGGCCAAAGAATTTATTATTTCCCAAGGCCACAGAACTGTACCACAAATTTATCTCAATGGTAAATTATTTGTCACAGGCGGATATTCGGGTCTCGTTAAATTAGAAGAATCGAAGTTTGTTGAATTAAAATAATCAAATTGGAGTTATAATGTTAATCGAAAAAGTAAAGTCAAAGTATGATATTGGTACCATAGTAAATTTTAAATTGATCAGTGGAGACGAAATTGTTGGAGAACTCATTGATCAGACCAATGGGGTATACGAGGTTAAAAAGCCTTGTATTATTGTAACCAGCAAAGATGGCCTAGGACTAATTCAGGCCATGTTTGGACTGGATCCGTCTCACGAAAATCTATTATATCGTGATGAGCACATTATCACCATGTGTAAAACTCATGAAAAAATGGTCGAACATTATTTAACAGTAACAACCGACGAACCATTGGAACAAGTACAGCCAGAGGAAGTTTAATGGCCGGGGCAGGTCGTGCCAATCAAGATCTCATTGGTGTCAGCGGCACTGTAAACATTGGTTCTTGTGATGTTTTGGTTAACAACAAAGGCGCTATTCGTAGAGGAGATCTTGTTAAGCCACATTTATCCATCAAAGGAAAAAAACATCCTCCTGTCCCGATGGTACAAGGAACCTGTGCGGTTCTAGTTAATCATAGGCCCATAGTGAGAGCCGGTCACTTAGCTGCCTGCGGTGATAGTTTGGTCTTAGGAAGTTGTAATGTACAAGTTGGGGATCAAAATAGAATACCTGAACTTGATCTCAATCAAAGTACCTTGTTTATCTACGACAACTCTGCACCATCAGCAGATCAGCCTACGTACACAGATCCAAATGTTGTATCGAATCCCAATGTTTACTACAATCCTGCTTACACTGCGGAAGGTAGAAACCAAGAAAAACCTAATAAAGCCCCAGACTTTGCTGAGAACTCGGGAGTGCAGGACCAACCAGCAACACAGTGTCAAGGTACAAGTCTTACTGTTATACCATTTTTACAAAGATGTTTACAAGAGGCCAAAAATGGACTTTGGCGAGAAACCGGACAAGGTGGTTCTACTAGTAATACAAACATACTGAACATTTGGAAAAATTTAGGGTTAAGTTTTTCGTCTGACCAGGTTCCGTGGTGTGCTGGATTTGCTTGCTTCGCCATGAAACAAAGTGGTATGAAATGGATCAGGGAAGCCGGTGCTCGCAACCTTGTAAATAAGTATGCCCAATATGATGGTTATCCTGTGCCAATTAGTCAAATGCAGCCCGGAGATTTGGTTTTATGGTCCTCAACTCATGTAAATTTCTGCTATACTGCTAATAATGGTAGATATACTTTTGTAGGAGGAAATCAAAGCCCTACTTCAACTTCAGGTCCCCCGGTGCGTGATTCTAAAAACGACGGCGATGTCACAGTATCATGGCCGGGTGGCTGGACAATAGATCGTGGCGGAATAGAACGAGTCATTCGTATTAAGTGCTAGCGCACAATAACTACCAATAAATTTAACTAAATACCAGTATGTGTAATATTTTTACCCCTATTTTAGCGGTGGCTGCTGCTGGTTTAGCCGGTGGATTAGGACTAGACATAGCTGCCAACATGAATACGCAACTGACTACATTTGCAAATCCTGCTTCCCTCAGTGGTGCAGCACAGGGATTACTTGCAATACCGGGAGTGGATCCTAGTATAGTAAATGCAGTAAAAACTGTTCCTAGTTTTGCATCTGGGGTGATTCCAACGAATTTAATATCGCAGATACCAACCGGGCTTGCCTTGAATAACAATAATTTAATTGGTGATATTATCAGTCGGACTGATGCTCTATTGGCCAACGGTCCTACTAGTCTTATTAAGAATTTGGATATAGCCAATGGTTACGCTCAGAATAACTTTAATTTGCTAGGTAGTCTACAACAAATATCAGGAATGGATTTGGCACAGAATCCCATGGGATTTAGTCTTAATAGTATTCGTAATCTAGCCACTGCGGGAATTGGCAGTCAGTTTAACAATTTATCTAGCGGCGCTTTTACCGCCTTCACTGGACAGCTTACCAATGATTTTGGTACTATGTTTAAGGTCGGTGATCTTGCTGCATTCACACCAACAGGCATAGTACAAAATCTAATAGATCAAGGTTTTGGTGATACTATTAGTGCCGCAATTTCCAAAGTAGCGCCCGGTGTCAATCTTGCCAATTTGGCGGCAATTGATTCTAGACTTATAGAACAGGCCATGAATACAATACAAGGTAGAGAATTAAATCAAATACTTGATAGCTGTCAAT